CGCCACCTCTGGGGTAACGGTGCCAATCTGGCCGTTTGCCGATACTCCCGTGAGCGTGAACCGGACCTGCGGTGTTGTGGTACCAACTGCACCGGTACCGGAAACCCCTGTCGGGATAAACGTGACCGAAACGGAGAACGATACTGTGCCAACAGCACCCGTACCTTGTACGGAAATGCTGTTCTGACCCCAGGGGCCTGCGCCCCAGGTGTCTACGCCCCAACCATCAAGGGGCACTACTACATTAGTGCCGCCCCAAGTGTTGGTGCCCCACGCACCTTTACCCCATCCGGCCACGTCAACTCACTTACGCAATCCGAATGATGGCGGTCGAGGCTGTGGCAGATGGGAACTGGATCGTGAAGTCACCAGACGACACTTGCTGATCACCACCAAACGACAGCACCGCGCAAGCGGGGTCACCCGACGCCGTGTCGTTATAGATGATCGCGCCCGACGTGATGAACGTCGCCGAGGTCCAGGTGGTGTCTGCAAAGTCGCAGACCGCCGTGGTGCCATCAGCAACCGGCGTAACCGAAGTCAGCGTGTTGCCGCCCGTGGTGTAGCCACTGCCGTTGGGCAGTTCGTCGCTGTTGCCGGTCAGGTCGGTGTAACTCGTCGTGGCAGCGCCATAAGTGCCGGTGACGGACGCAGTGGCCTTACCAAGAGCGATCTTGAAGGTGTTGCCCGTCGAGGCGGTGAAGTTGTGGACAGCCCTCAAGATTTCTACCTTGAAGGAGGTCGGCATTGCTGTGGTGAATCCGGGCATTTCAAGCCTCCAAAAGTTTTACAAGTTCAGGATGGCCCGCTTCACGGAGCCGGTTTGCAAGAGTCGTATTGTTCGACTGAATTGCACGCTGCATATAGAAGGTCAACACCGCCCGGATATGGTCACGATAGGCGTTGGCCTGATCGCGGATGGCCGGATGGGATTGATCCCCCACATAAATGATTTTGTTCAGAGCCTGTTCTGCAAGTTCGGCAGGCGTAAAGCCGCGATGGCTCACCGAGTGAACCAAAACGGTGCCGACTTCTGCTGATCCGTCTGCGCTAAACATTACTCGACTCGAATTATCGCGTTGGTGCTGTCCGCAACGGGGAACTGCACTTGGAAAGAGGTGGTGGCTGTTTTGTCGCCGCCGAAGTCAAGGACGCAAACAGTGGGGTTGCCCCCACCAACTTTGTAGATCAGTGCACCACGGCAAGTAAATGATGCCGGGTTCCACGTGACGTTGGCAAACGACAAGTACATTGTCGTGTTGTTAGGGTTGGGGCCAGTCGTAGGCGCGACGCTGACGGTCAAAACATTCCCACCCGTGGTGTAACCCCCGCCAGAAGCAACTTCGCTTGCCGTTGTGTACGCAGACGTGGTCGGCCCAATACTGGCACCGCCCGTGTAGAGCGCCATCTTGAACGTGTCAGTGCTGAAGTTGAACTGGCCAGAGGCCAAGCCCACCTTGAACTGATTGGTCGCGCCTTGCTCGATGGGCATTACTTGACCCCGTTATTCTGCGGCAGCGGAGCCAGACGCGACTGGCCACTGCGGTACGCATCGCTGCGCTCCAGACCATCACCCAGACGCTTGGCAAGTTGCAGGGCTTCCATGTACTTCTGGTTGTACAGCGCAAGCATGTCCTGCTCACCCTTCATGTAGGTGTAGGCTTCGACGAGCGAACCGTACAGCAGTACCGTGTCGAAGTTGTCGCCCAACCAAGTCTGGCCATTTGCAGCCACCGTGATTGACTCGGGGTAGTAGAAGTAGTGAAGCTCGATCTCGTACGACGCGTCGGGCGTCGGGCCAAGAATGAAGGTCAGTTCATCCTCGTTGTCTGAACGTGGGCCGAACAATGCGTAGTACCGGGGGATCGCTTTGTCCGTGCTCGGATTCGGGTACGCCTGCCGGATGAAGTTCACGTCTTTATTCAGCAAGTACTCGTACGATCCCGTGGCATCAACTGCCGCCATCGAGTACACCGCCAAGAAGTCGGACGGGCACTGAAGGTACTTGTTGTTTGCCGTGGTGTAGCCGGTGACGTTCTTGCGAAGCGAAGGGAACTGAACCGTGTTATAGATGCGCTGCTCAGCTTGTTGGACGAAAACGGGTATCTGAGCAACGAAGTCGCTGCTCGGGTTTTCGGTATACGCCTGGATGGCGTTGCTGAGTTGCGTGTAGTTCACGCCATCGGTCCCCTGGCCATCGTGCCCTTGGTGGCGCAGCCAGTACCACGGATTTTGATACCCGAAGTCTTAGTCGGCTTGTACTCGTTAGAGTGCATGTTGGCCACGGACACGTCCATGCGCAGCGCCTTCTTGATGTCGTCAGCGCCAACAACCGGTGTGGCCACCGGCTTGGGAGTCTTGTAGGTTGCCATGTCAGACACCTTTCTGCTTGCGGCCAGGGTTCATTTGATTGGCCACCTTGGCCAGACCGCGACCCATCTTGAGCATGTCGCTGTTGGTCTTGCCACCAGCGCGCATTCCTTTTACGGCGGGATCGGGGTGTGCGCCCTTGCCCTTGGCCATGTGCTTCTTCAGCATTTCTTTAACGCCTGCCATTTTTCGCTCCTATGCCGTCACAACCGTGACTGTACCAATTTGAATCTGCAACACCAAGTAATTTGGTGTCAGCCCAGCATCGGGGCCACGCGAACCACCAACCGGGTTCCAGCCCCACTGAAAGTCCCGACTGCCTTCACTCGGGAAACCCACCGCATCCTGCGTGGTTGCCGTCGTGTCCACAATCTGCAGCCCTGTATTGCCAGACTGCACATAACTCAGATCAGGACGCGGGTTGCGCAAGCCTTGCGGGTCATCAACCGGGTACATGCCCAACTGCAACTGCGGTTGGTCGGGGTCCCAGCAGACCGGGCAGACCAAGAGGTTGTAGGTCTTGGTCTTAACAACTTCCTTGCGCAGTTGCGTGAGCTTGAACCGAAAGTCGCAGCGGTCACACTGCGCAATCGCATTCTTGCCTGACGCAAACCGGTTGCCCATTTAGGTGCCGCTCCCGATGTACATCTGCCGGGGCACGAACCGCACCGCTGCCTTCTCTTGATCCTCGCCTGCGGCGATCATCCACGCCTCATCGTACTGTTCTTTAAGAACTTGCAACCGGCTCAACCCATCAGGCACCTTCAGCGCGATGTAGTACGCCAGACCGGCCACGAGGCAGGGCAGGAAGCGGAACGGCACGTCCATCGTTTTGACGCCACCACCGGCGTCCTGCAGGCGGCGCAGCCGCCAGTACACAAACTGGTAGGTTGTGCCCGGATTGGGCGTTGGCCACACCGTGATGCTGTTCTTCTGCGACAGGATGATCGCTGCGCCAGACGAGTGGCCTGCAGCGGTCGTACCGGCTTGGCCACGGGCGCAGTTCAGCAGCAACGCCGGGTTGCCGCCACTAGCGGGCTGCACCTCGTTGAACGCAATCAGTTCGTTGTCGATCTTGATGAAGCCCGCGTTGGGCACACCGGCAAGCGAAGTGATTGGGATCGACGTGGTGTCGGCCAATATGGTGGCCTGCAGCGTCCCAGGAAGCACAGAGTCCTGGCCCGACAACTTCTGAATCCAGACCTGAATGGGTCGGCCTGTGATCAGCTTGTTGGGAATGGTGGCGTAGGTGCTGACGCTAATCCGGGTGATGGTCAGGTCGGCTTGGTTGTTGGGGACGTTGGCGTTGGTGCGGATGACGTGATCGAGCAAATCCACCGTGTCGTCCGGCAGCGCGTAAGTCGGCTGACCAGTAGCCAAGGTGATGACGTTCTGCTCAAACGTCCACATATTCACGCCACGGTTGCCCCAATCGGCAAAGAGTAAGTTCAGGCTGCGACGGGCCGTGCGCAAGTCATAGCCGGTGCGCATCTCGCCACCGGCACGCTCGAAGGCTTCCTCGACAATCTCATTGAGGTCGAGGTCAAACGCAGCTACGCCTGAAGTTGTCATCTGAATCTCGCGGTCTTCTTAGCGATGGCCTTGGGTTGCGCTACGAACTGCTTGCCGGAGGCTTTGCCTGCTCGCTTTGCTCGGGTTGAGGCGGCGTACTCTTGGGGCGAGAGAGCTTTGATCGCAGCTTCTGGAAGGTATCGCTCACCAGTTTTACTAGACGGTTTACCACTCTTGGTTCTCCACTTCTGGTCAGTCCAGTCCTTTAGAGACTGCTGAGGCTTCTTCATTTGCCCAGCTTCTTCAAAGTCTGAGCAAACCGTGCCCGCTGACCCAATTTGCCTGGGGCCCTAGCAGCCTTGGCAAGCGTCTTGGCCGGGATAGTCTTGCCTTCCTTGATACCAAGCGACTTGCGCAGGGCGCCGGGCTTCTTGATGGCTTCTTGGATGAACTTACCGCCTTTAGCCATGCCACCCTTTTTCGCGGCTTCAACACCACGACCTTTGAGGATGTCAGCTTGGGTAACCTTGCCGTCACCGGTCAGATCAGGAAACTTACTAGCCACGGTAACCTCCGCCTTTTGCCTTGTACTGCTTGGCCAGAAGCTGCGCCTTGCGGGCGCTCCACTGGCCTGCCGCCGTGCCCTGCGTAGCCTGCCCCTTGATCTTCTCAAAAAGCGACTTGCGCATACCGGGCTTGGTGTAGTTGCCCGCTTCGTTGACCTTGGACTTGGTGGTCCCGCCTTCGGCGTACATGTCAACGTCGTTCGGGTCATCCTTGCGTCGGATGACCTTCTTCTTGGGCATCTTGGAGGGGGCGATTGCCCCCATCCCCCGGCTAGGCATCATGTCAGCAGGTCTTTCCGCCGCGCTTCATGCCCAGAGGCTTCGATGCGGCCATCTTGACCATCGTGCCCTTGGTCTTGCCCTTGGTGGCCAGACCGTCGCGGCTAGGAGCAGCGGTCTTAACGGTGCCCATCTTGGCGGTCGTGATGCCACCAGAAGCCATTTTTTTCATGCCCTTCATTTCGGATTCCTCATGTTTGATCATTGAACGGGGAGCACCGGCCTTTTTCATGAAGCCGATCTCCTTCTTCACCATCGCCTTGGACTCTTTCATCTCGCCACCTTCTTTGAACTTGCGGCCCTTGTCCGCCTTTAAGAACTCAGCCCCAACGGATTGGGGAACTCCTGCCTTCTTGGCGAACTTGGGGTTGTTGGCCACCGCCGCCATGAACCTGTGCTGCTTACCGCTAACTGAGGGCACTTCTCTGCTCCTTCATGTAGGCGTCCAGCTTGCCTTCAAGACGATCCAACCGAGCGATCACCCGGTTCATGTCGTCGTGCACATCGCCCTTCGTGACGTACTCCTTGGCGATCTCCTCCCGCGTACGGTTGAGAAGAATCTGAATACGCTGCACTTCCTCTGTGTGCGACTTGATCACCCACAAGATGATCGCCGACAGGAAGGACAGGATGATGTTCCATATCAGCAGTTCCATGCCCGAAGACTCTTGTTAATCCTCGAATTCGGATCTTTTGCGGTTTTTTCGCTCGTCAACTTTTTCTTCATCCCTTTCATACGGGCGCAGAAAGAGTCGCGGCGTGGACCGCCCTCCGGCTGTGGAGCCTTCAGTCCGGGCTTCCCTGGATTCGCGGCGTTGTAGGAGGCTCGCCCCTTGGCGTTCAAGCCGCCCTTGGGGTTCTTTCCTTCCTTGCGCTGCCATGCCGGGGTCTTAGCCATAAAAGATCGTCGTGGTGACGTTGCTGACCAAGCCAACGTAGATACCGTTCTCGGCCAGGATGCCCTCACCGGGAATGATCACGTTGAACGCTGTCGGGTTGTACGAGTCGGCCTCCAACAAGAGATCGGCGTACATGGTCACCGCAGGGCTTCCAGTGATGGTGCCCGAAGCAGTGTCCGTAACCGTGAACGTGTTGGCGTTGGATACCGTCACAGAGTACACGTTGGTCGTCGCCGTGCCGCCAGTGCCTGCCGAGAAAGACAGCCACACGCGGTCGCCAGTAGCGAGTCCGTGCGCAGTGATGGTCACCGTGACTGTATTGGTCGAACGACCGTACGTGCCGGTCTGAGCCAGATTGTTGGCGTACACCGTGTTGCGCGCAGCAGCACTGGCATTGGCCGAAACAATCGCACCCTTGAGACGCGTACGGTAGGTGACCGCTACACCAGACGCACCCATGTGCGCTGATTTAACGTCGTATTGCATCGCCATCTTTTTGCTCCAATTCTGGTGCGTCTAACCTGTCTAGCAGCATCCTGTAGGCTTGAATCGTGGCTTGAGCCTGGATTTGGAAGGTCACCGCCTTCTGCATCTCACGCTCAAGCTCAGCAACTTCAGCCTCCAAGAATTCCTTGGTTATCTGCATCAGGGCGTGAAGGTGGCGTAAGCGGGGACGTAATAGGTCGTGCCGCCAATGGTCACCTTGATGACCTTAGAAGGCGATGCAGCCACCGCACTGGCAGTAGGCGCAACCGTAGCCGCAGGGCCAGTCTCGATGTTGATCAGGTTCTGAACTTCACCGGTCTGAGAGCCGCTGTCGGTCACGCGAATGAACGAAGAGGCCGCGCCCAGAGTGACGTTGGTGCCGTAGTCGGTGTCCAGTTGCAGAACAGCCAACGTGCCGCCAGGAGTGGTAGCCGTGCCGCCCAGCGTAGCGCGGATGGCGTTGGCCGCACCAGAGATGGTGCCCGTGGTGTTGATCGACGTGCTGATGTG